GTTCTCATCGTAATTGTTTTGATGGCTGTTTTGCTATACACCCAGCGCAAATCATTCGCGGAGGCTGATGGTAAAGTTAAACATTGTAACACTCTCTGTAAGTCAGTTCTCCAAGAGGTTCCAGAAGGAGGGTTTATTCTTGACAAAGAAGGTAATCTAACTAACGCTGAAGGTACATTTCCAAGTGGTAGTAGAGAAGCTGGAGTTTTTAAGAGAGAATGTAAGTCATGCTCAGAAGGCGCTCCTCGTACTCGTCGTTAATTATAAAAAAAATGATATATAAATATATATAAAAAATGAACCCAGTTCGTAATTCAATGCGATTTCTTCGACGAAATGCTGTGTTCATCGTCCTTGCTTTATTGATTGCCCTTGTATATACACAGCGTAAATCATTCAAGAAGGCCATGGGCGGTGGTGGGGACACTATCGACCCAAAGGCGTGTGAAGGTTTGTGTGGTGATGTCATCTCCGCCGTTCCAGAAGGAGGTGCCATCTTCTATAAAGATGGTTCAGTTGAAACCGCTGAAGGTAAATTTGATAAATGTAGTGATCAATTCAAGGCGGCGTGTAAACTCGGTGAATCACCAGCTGCCGCTGCCGATTCCGACACCGCTTCAACACGTCGTCGTCGTTAAGTATTTACGAAATAATATTCAGAACAGAACAAAATTTATACAATTTTTACTCAAATTGTATAAACTTTCCCGTAAAAAAAAATTGTAGAATAAATATAAAGATGAATAGACGCAATAAGAATTTATTTCTTTTGGGACTTGTTATTTTAGTTTTGGTATTCATTACCCGACCACAACTTTTGGGTATGCGTCGCTCCGGTTATGAACTCAGTGAGCTTGAGGGTGAAACACAGAAGGTTGCGAATGACAATGTGATTCCACGATGTGAAATGAAGGCTGGTACAGGTTTGGCGTCCTCCCTCCTTCCCCGTGAAGTTGCCTCTAAAGAAGAATACGGTAAATTTGCTCCAGACGACATCCTCAAGGGACAAAACTTTTTAGACCCACGAAACCAAATTGGTTTTCCAGAAACCATCGGTGGTACTTTGAGAAATAGCAACCAATCTATCCGTTCGGAACCACCAAACCCCAAGACTGCTTACACTTGGAATAATTCTACAATTGTTCCAGATTTGATGCAACGCAAGATATGCACTTAAAGTTTAGATTTTAATTTATTTTATATTATAAAATGACAGAACAGGGAGAATTGGCTGATGTCGTCGCTCGTCTTTTAGAATTATCAAAACAAATTTCAGATGCGAAGGAGGATTTAAAGGTATTGGTTCACGCTGAGAAGAAGATGAAGGAGCGTGTTAAGGAAAATATGCTGCAGAAGGATATAGATATTATCAATTTGAAAAAGGGTAAAATCAAATTGAAGAAAAGTATTAAGAAAGGTGGTTTTAGTAAGAAGACTGTGACTGAGGGTCTCACAAAGTTTTTCAATGGAGATGAGGCTCAGTTGGAAGGTGCCTTAAATGCAATTCGTGATATGACACCAGAGAAGGAGACTATTTCTCTTTCTATGACGGGTATAAAAGAAAGACGTGAATAGATAATAAAATAAAAAATGTCAACCGATTATTATTATGATTGGAATGACAATGCGGAGGATAGTCATTCAGATAATGAAAAAAGTGAAGATGAAGTTCTTTGTTATGAAGATTGGAGTACAATTTATAACCAAGAACTTTGGGATATGTGGTATTCAATGGAAGAATATTTGAAAGCGAAATATATAGATGATGAATTATTTGGGAACATTGATCCCGATGATTTTTTCCATGAGTTTTGTTTTTTAGATTCTCCAAGAATAGAACACACCCTTGATTTTGCACAATGGATAAATCATTATCTGAGTGATATTTCATATTTATGGAGACTTATTAGAAATTACAAATATGTTTTTGGTCGTAAAAGTTCAGAAGATTTTTACTATTTCATCTATAAAAAAATATGTGAATATTAATATATATAATGATGTTTCCAGATATTACTTCAGCTAAAGTTGCGACTCCAGCCGCCCTCTTTTTGGCTTTAAATCCTGGTTTCATTTTGGGAACAGATGGTCGTTCTGTTTCTTTCACACGTAATCAGACTAAAGCGCAATTTGTCTTTTTCCACGCTTTGGTTTTCTTCCTCATCTATGCTTTGATTGCCAGGGCTATGGGATTGGTTTTAACAAAGAATGATTTGCTTGTCACAACTGTGCTCTTTATCGCCTTGAACCCAGGTATGTTATTGACACTTCCACCAGGTTCCAATGGTGTTTTCCGTTCAGGACAAACATCTTTCGCTTCTCAAATTACACACACTTTAGTGTTCGCCCTCGTGTTCGCTATTCTCCGAAAGCAATTTCCTCAGTATTATTAAATGAAGTATCTCATCATTGGCCCAGCCGCAATGGGATACTACGCCTTTTTAGGATTTTTGAAATCAAAAGAAAAGGAACTTGATGAAATTGAGGAAATTTCGGGGTCATCAGCGGGCTCTATACTCGCACTTTTCTTGTCCGTGGGATTATCAATAGATGAAATTATTGATTTTTCTATGGACTTGGATGTCCCTGAATTTGTTAAATTAAACATTGGGTGTTTCTTTAACAAATTTGGTTTTGTTGATATGGATCCTATTAGATCTAAATTAATTGAATGTTGTAAAGGAAATCCAACATTCAAGGAACTCAAAAAAAAGATTTATATATCAACATTTTGTTTGAACACCGCGACAACCCAATATTTTTCAGTCGATACACACCCAGATATGTATGTCATAGATGCGGTATGTATGAGTATGTGTATTCCGTTCATTTTTGCTGCCGGACAATATAATGGATTTACCTATGTAGATGGTGGAATGATTGAATTGTTTCCATATGAACCTTTTAGAAATAAAAAACCACATGAAGTTTTATGTATCATTCTCAAAAATTATAATAAATTTCAGGAGACAATTCAAACACCTTTTCACTTTATTGAATGTATGATACGTGCGTCTTTAAATAACAGAGCAGAACCTACAAAAAAAATAAAAATAGTTCATCTCGATGTAGGAGAAAATATAAATATATTTGATTTTGAAATGAGTTACGAAGATAAACTTCGACTATGTCTCTCACAAATAAATTATTGATTATATTATATGGCGAGTATAAGTCCTAATACTAAACTGGCGAACCTGAAAAACAGCGTTCTTCAAAGATACAGTGTAAATGCCAATTCAATGTCACGAAACAATATTGAAACTGCGTATAAGATGATAAGCCAAAACCGTCTCCCTTTACCACCACTCGTTTTATCAAAGGATAAAAGAATGATCGTAGATGCTGCATCACCACTTTCAGGAAAAGATTATGAAACACTCTTTTCAGCTGCTTCAACAAAAACAAAATTGAGAAGAATTGCTGTTAAACTTGATGTATTCAACTACCTTGAAATGTCTAAAGATCAATTGTTAGAGGCCATCAAAAATAAACTCATATTTTTGAAAATAGCGGAACCCATCCAGATCTCAAAGAAAAGAAAAGGAGGATCAGTTGCTCCTATACCATTTCCATTAGAAAGTGAAAACAATACAAATAACGGAAATCTTGGGAATTTTAATACAAACAATACAAACCGTGGAAACAATACAAACCGTGGAAACAATACAAACCGTGTAAACAATACAAATCTTGGAAACAATACAAACCGTGTAAACAATACAAACCGTGGAAACAATACAAACCGTGTAAACAATACAAACCGTGGAAACAATACAAACCGTGGAAATAATACAAACCGTGGAAATAATACAAATCGCGTAATAACACCACCAAAAAGATTAAATTTCCCACGACCACCATCTATTTCTCAAAAAAATAATTTTAATTCAAATATTAGCACTTCCAATTTTAATAATAACAATAGACCAACACCACCAAATAGATTAAATTTTGGTTCTATTAACACAAGTTTTGGAAATGTAAATATCAAATTACCAAATATTAAAACTTCAAATAATAACAGACCTCAGCCTCAGAGACGCGGATTTTTCTCAGGATTATTTGGTCAAAAAAAGAAAAACGAATCCCTAAAGAAGAATGAACCAAGAAAGAACGAACCAAAAAATAACGTACCAAAAATAAACGAACCAAAAATAAACGAACCAAAAATAAACGAACCAAAAATAAACGAACCAAAAATAAACGAACCAAGAAATGATATGATAGGACAGGTAATCACTAATATAAGACGCAATAGAGAAAATAGAGAAAACAAAACAACAGATGATATGATACGACAAGTAATGAATAATATAACACGTGATAGACAACAACGTGGTCAATAAAAAATATTATTCAGGAAATTGATTCAATACTCCTTATAAAATTATATATTTATATATTATATGGCAGACATTAATTCTGTAAGGAGATTTCGTAAGAATTTTGAACAATATGTCCAAGATTATAAAGACGAATTTGGAAAGAATTTTAAAACATTGGATATTTCACAGAAAATTATAGGAGATGATAGGATTTTTCAATCTAGAACTCCAACCAATGGTTTTCCTTTAAAATATTACAAAAGACCAGATTATATTGACTATATCAAAGAAAAATATGATATTGATAAAAAAGATGTAGATACATTTATTAAAAATAAAAAAATTAGATTAGATCAATTGTTAACTCCAAAAAAGGAGTTTTTGCTTAAAGAGTTAGTGAGGTCTATGAAAAAAATTAAACTTGAGGGAAATAAGAAAAAATTTAAACAAATAGCAGATCCAATTCTTCGTAAAGATATAGATATTGGAAAGAGTTTAAATAATACTCATTATTCACAATTTATAAAAAGACACTTAGGTTCTAATGTTATTGTGGATTTGACAAATTTAGATGCTACATTAAATCAAATACAACAAGCAAACATTGCTCGAACACAAAAAATAAATAAAAACAAAACTAATTTAAATATCAAAAAACAAATGAATGCTATTGTTCGTAAAAATAAGGGTAGATTTGGAAATGTTGGTTTGAAAAATTATGCTGAATTTATAACCAAATATACAGGTGTTTCACCAGAGGGAGGGGTTTCAATATCCAACGCAACTTTGACTGCTCTTCAAAATGCAAACCGTGCCCGAACTACTAAATTACAATCAAATAAAAATGTTAAAAAAACTCAAGCGGAGAAAATAAAAGAAGAATTAAATCTCAAAAAACAAATGAATGCTATTGTTCGTAAAAATAAGGGTAGATTTGGAAATGTTGGTTTGAAAAATTATGCTGAATTTATAACCAAATATAAAGGTGTTTCACCCGATGTTTCAATATCCAACGCAACTTTGAATGCTCTTAAGAATGCGAATAATGCACGAACACAAAAAACAAATAAAACCAAAACTAATTTAAATCTCAAAAAACAAATGAATGCTATTGTTCGTAAAAATAAGAGTAGATTTGCAAGTGTTGGTTTGAAAAATTATTCTGAATTTATAACCAAATATACAGGTGTTTCACCCGATGTTTCAATATCTCAATCGACTTTAGAAGCACTTATAGGTGCAAACTCTGCTCGAACTCTAAAATTAAATAAAAATAAAAAGAACAAAGAGGAGCAGAATAAAAGAAATGCTGAAAAGGCACAACCTGAAAGAAACTTTAGAAAGGAAGTGAATTCCATAATAAAGAGAAATAAGGGCTTTTTGGGTGGTATGGGTAAGGTTAAGGAAGAAAACTATGAAAAATTTATCAAAAAATATTTGGGTCCAAACACACCAGTTATACTTAGAAATTTGGAAACAACAAAAGAACAAATACTTCAAGCAGAAAAGGCCAGAGAAGCCAAGGTCAAGGCAGAGGCAAATGCTAAGGCTGCAAAAAAAGTTGCAAATAGAAACGAAGAAAATAATAAAAAACGCGAAAATCAAAAGAAGAAAAATGAAAACGAAAGATTGAGAAGACAACGTAATCAAAAAATAATCCAAAATTTGTCATATTTAACTAACAGTGAAAAAATAGAATTTTATAAAAAATTGAATAACACCAAAACTGTTCAAAAAGCACAACAGGCTAACAGTGCTCGAAAGGCACAACCTGAAAGAAACTTTAGAAATGCTGTGAATTCCATAATAAAGAGAAATAAGGGCTTTTTGGGTGGTATGGGTAAGGTTAAGGAAGAAAACTATGAAAAATTCATTAAAAAATATTTGGGTGAAAACACACCAGTTAGACTTAGCAATTTGAAAACAACAGAAAATCAAATAGTTCAAGCAGAAGAGGCCAGAAAAGCCAAGATCAAAGCAGAGGCAAATGCTAATGCATATGCTAAGGCTGCAAAAAAAGTTGCAAATAGAAACGAAGAAAATAATATGGAACGTGAAAAACAAAAGAAAAAAAATGTAAATGAGAGATCAAGAAGACAACGTAACCAAAAAACAATCCAAAATTTGTCTTATTTAACTAACAGTGAAAAAATAGAATTTTATAAAAAATTGAATAACACCAAAACTGTTCAAAAAGCACAACAGGTTAACAGTGATCGAAAGGCCGAAGAGGCACGAAAGGCTAAAGAAGCCGTAGAAAAACTTACAGAAAGAAATGAAAAAGTTGAACAATATAATCAAGAACAAAAAAAATTAATTGAAGAAAAACGCAAGAAACGAAATAATAGAAGAAAGGTGATACAAAATCTTAATGCGTTAACTCAACAAGAAAAGATCATATACTATCAACAATTAAATAATAACAGTGTTGTTAATCGTGCTAAACAATTACACAATGCTCGAAAGGCTCGAGAGGCTGCTAACAATGCTCGAAAGGCTAATGCTCAAAAGGCCGAGGAGGCTCGAAAGGCTTTAAAAGAAGTTGAAAAGAAAAACGAATTTTTTAATGCAAACAATACCCCTTTAAATAATAGAAAATCCAATGTAGCAAACGCGAAGGCTAACAATGCTCGAAAGGCTGAAGAGGCACGAAAGGCTGCTAACAATGCTCGAAAGGCTGAAGAGGCACGAAAGGCTGAAGAGGCTCGAAAGGCTGCTAACAATGCTCGAAAGGCTGAAGAGGCACGAAAGGCTGAAGAGGCTCGAAAGGCTGCTAACAATGCTCAAAAGGCTGAAGAGACA